CTATAAAACGGTGGAACATGGTGCAGATAGCAGAGGAACAAGCCAATCAAGTCAAGGTACAGTCAAATATTTTAATTATGTACCGAAAAAAGTTTTCGATTTATATGCGTCTACTAAAACGGGAACATTCCAAAATACTAACCCACGAACAGCTTTTTACAAAGATCCAAAAGTTGTCGGTCTTTTATCTTTACTTGTGCTTATCTGGTCTTATGTTCTTAGTAAACCAGCTCCTAGTGCAATCGGGGGCTCTAGTTCTTCGAGTCTTAAAGCTATGCAAAAAACCGATGAAAAAGCTAATCAGCCTAGTGAAACTATTAATGAAACTAGTAATACTCAGGTTAATAATGCTGTTAGCAATGATGTTGTTAACATCAACGCTTATCAAAGCAGTGCTTTAGATATTCCGTCTTTTCCTAAGCTTCAAATTGTTGGCTCCCTTTGGTCACAAAAGGAAAAAACCTATATTTTTGACGCTGGTCAGTTTCAGATTGCTAGTTATGATTTAAAGGACTTAGGCTATTCTGTTAAATGGATCACCAGCTGCAAGGCGTTAATACAATATAAAGAATATCAGCAATATGCATTTTGTTCTTTTAAACGTGAACAGTACCAAAATGAATACCAGGACAAATCAACATAATCAAAAAAAGGTACCGAAAATACAAAAAATACTTGTGCCAGGCATCATAAAAAGGTACCATTAACTTATCTTATATTTAACCAGGCACAACTAAAAAGGTACTAATTATGTTAATTAAATTTGAAACCAACGGTCAATTAGATTCGATAATAGATTCAGTTAAGCGGGTTCATGGCATAGGTACTTCTGCTAAGACAGTCCGAAACATAATAATGCATTATCCCCACGTTTGTTCTCAGCTAGAAAACGCTGAACAAAAAGTTACTGAACTTGAGGTTAATTTAAAACTTCTTCTTTCTTTGCTTAAACAAGACAAGATCATAAAAGACCAAATATCTTATTTTGTCGATGAATACCTAGAGAGTGAAGAGTCTCCATATTCGATATCTGAGAATGACTTACCATCTCACTATCAACAAGATGATATTGATTTACATAACTTAGAATTGAGTGTTAAAACTGTTAACTGTTTACACGATATAGGCATAACAAAGCTATCTGAGTTACTAAATTATTCCGAATTAGATTTATTGAAAACTCGTTTGATTGGCAAAAAATCAATTGAAGAAATAAAAGCCTGTCTAGTTTGTAGAAATCTTTTTTTAGATTCCTAATGGTTACAATATGCTCTTGATTTTTGCTTACTTTTTTTTATCTGTTTATCTAGGTTTCCTACCTAAACCAAAACTAACAGATAAATATTTTTATACAAAAGCATTACACGTAACTTTAGTTTTTACTTGTTGGGTTTTTTTAACTGTTTTCATTATGAAAGAAATGAGTTTAATTAATTAGTAAACCCGATAGAAAAGTTGCAGACTCGTTAGAGTTGAAAACTTTTTATCGGAATTTGTTCGTGACCATCAACGAAGAGATTCCACACGGTAGCAAAAGTTTAGTAAATGAAATAAAGTAAAAAGCTTAGAAAGCAAAAAAGCTCATCACCGCCAAGTAATGAGCTTTTTCTAAGTCTTTCTAAGTTAATCGACCAAGACCAAAATAGCAGACAAGATGAATAATAATAATACTCAGCAACTAAATCAAGGTGAAGGCGCTACGAAAGCGCGAAGCGAGCACAAACGTGCGCGCAGCGACAAGCGCGTAAGCGCTCTTGGTAATGCTACGGAGTTACGAACCCCCTTTCAATTCATCGACTATGAAACTGGTGAATTTGTCAGTCTTGGTAAGGTCTCAGAGCAAGATGCTATTTCTCAAGCGAGAGCTCAACGCTTTAAGCTTCAAGATATATCAAGAAATATTCTTTATAACTTCGATGATACGCCACGTATTAACGTAAAAGGTTATGAAGTCCATCATAGAACCTGTACTTGTAATCGCTTTCGTATTGCTAATACGCCTGAAATTGTTAAATCAGATAATAATAAATTCTTTTATCGCGGTTTGGCCCAGTGCGCCGATGCTAAAACATGTCCAATTTGTGCGGCTAAAATTTCAGAGCGTAAAGCTAATGAAATGCGTGTTGCTTTCAATCAGTGGTTAGCTAAAGGCTATTATGTCAACTTAGTTACTTTCACCAGTTCGCATCAAGCGAGCGATTCTATTTATGATTTAGTGCCTAAACAGTCTGATGCACTTCAACGCTTTTGGCGTGGTTCACCTGCAAAGCGTTTTAAGGAGAAATATGGTATTGCTGGCAATATTCGTTCTTTTGAAATCAAGCATGGTAAGAACGGTTGGCATCCACATTTTCACATTTTAGTTTTTTCTAAAACACCACTACCTACTGAAAAAGATAGTGATGATTACCAATGGATTTTTAACCGTTGGTTGTCTTGCTCAACAAAGTCAGGTTTAAGCCGTCCTAATCATTACGGGCTAGATATTCGTAACGGTGAAAAAGCAGGAGAGTACATTACAAAATATGGCTCTGATGAAGAAATTTTATCCACAATTTCTGGGGATAAGATTACTTGGGATATGGCTGATGAAATGACAAAAGGACACTTGAAAACTCAGGGCGGCAGTTTAACACCTTGGCAAATACTAGAACAATATAGCGCTACTGGTGATAAGAAATACAAAGCATTATTTTTAGAATACGCTAGGGCGCTGAAAGGTAAAACCTTGCTTAAATGGTCTCGCGGTTTACGTGATTTATTTGGTCTCGGGCATCAAAAAACCGATGAAGAAATTGTCAATGAAGAAGTTGCAACTGCTGACTTGCTTTGTCATTTATCCATTGAAGAATGGGATATTATTCTAAAAAGAAATGCACGTGCTTTAGTTCTTGATTTAGTCTCCAGAGGTGGACTTGAAGCGTTAGCTAATTATTTCTCTTCTGATTCAATTTTAACAAAAGAGGAATATTTAGAAGTAATGACCTCAAGAACTGGAGCAGACCAAGACGGTTCATTGGTATCTAGCGTTAGTACAGTTAAATATCATGAACCTATAAAATCAGATATTGATTTGATGAAAGTTAATTCTTTAAATCCTTTTGATAGAGCACTTGCCAATTACGAAAGACAAAAATATTTAAAAGAATTTGAATTTAACAATTCTGAATTGGTTGAATTTGCATGTGATCTTAATAAAAAAATAGGGGCTACTTAGCCCCTTAAATTATTGTTGTAGACGTTTTTTTAACCGTCTGTAACTTATGTTCTTACTTGCTGCTAGTTGATTCAATTTTAGCTTTAAGTTTTTCCTTTGCCTCTGGCACATAGTGTGTCAACTCCTTTAATAACTCACTTACTTTAATTTCCATTTGCAGTTCAGCTGCCAGTTCTCTTACTGCTTGTTCAACAATAAATGCATCATCGTGCGCCATTCTGACAGTTTTAGTTTTACTCATAATGTCCTGCTGTACATCGTCATTTTGTGTTTCAGTCAATTATAAACCCTTATTAAAATTTCAAACATTGACATTTTGAAACAATGAAACGTATACTTCAAACGAAACATTGAAACACTGACACAGGAAAAACAAAATGAAAACACCTTTGAACATTACTCGCATAAGCGCTGGTAAGCTCGATGATGGTGGCATGTTATACGCAAGTGCTTTGGTTCTTGATGAAAACATTGCTAATCATATTGAGAATGACCGTATAGACTGCGGTCAACAGGTCGCTAAAGTTCAGATTAATACTGAAAACAACAATCAATTAGCACGCGAAATTGCATCCTCTGGCAAAGTTCCGGGTGTGGTTTTGTGCGATGTTAATACGTCGGTTAAAAAGAACGTTTTGACCATGACTATTAATGGTTTTAGTAAGTAGTGATTATGGCTAACAGGTATTTAATGACGTTAGACGATTACTCTCGCTTAAATCGCTATAAGCGACTTAATACCGTATACAAGCGTCTTTCTATTGTACTTGTTTTCGCTATTTTATACTTGTTATTCCCTAGTACCTCTGATGCAGCAAGCTGTTGGCAAGATAGAGGTTCTTACTACCACACAACATACCAAGCAAACTTTCAAGGCTTAACTGATGATGCTGGCACAGTAGATAGTTGCACTGGCGTTATTCTTATGACTGCTCAGGAGTACGCAAAGTTAAAAGCTGAGTCTGAATTTGCTTTGGAGTCTAATTCCTTTGATTCTGAAATGTACGATTTAGGAATCGAGGGTGTAATTAAGTTGTTTGTTGCTGGGCTCGGAATCGGCGCGATTCTAGCAATGTTAAATAAAATTCGCCGTTAAAAAGGAAAATAGCAAAATGTTAAAACTTAAAAAGAAATTAGCAGCAGCAGCTGCAACAGTTGGCGCTTCAGTTGCTGGTTCAGTAGCTTACGCTGTAGATACAACAGCAGTTCAAACTGCAATTACCGCAGCAGAGTCTGACGCGTTAACTACTGGTCAATATGTTATTGGCACAGTGGCATCACTTGTTGTTATTGGTTTAATCATCGGCATCGTTAAAAAGATTTAATTATGCTGTCGTTAATGTACGGCACTGCTTGTGGCGTGTCGTTCATTATCGGTATTGTTACTGGTTTCTATACGGTTCGATAATGACTAGATTAATTATAATAATGGCGCTAATTTCAGCGCCTTTTTTATCACTGAATACTAAAGCGAATATCTTTCAGGATGGAACAGTTGAGACTGTGCCGCCTGATATCGCGACAACAAATTACGTCACTTCTTCAACCTTTCCAGAAATGATTGGTCAGGTTTTGAATACTGATTTTGATTCAATATGTAAAACATATGACGGCTCAAATCGAACAGCAACAGACGTTGTCCATACAGAGGATTTGGTCACCGGTGGTGGTGGTTATAGCTGGACATGTGAGGCATGGTGGGGTGATAACAATCAAAATCATTATACCCGCGGTGCTTCATTGACCTATGCACCTCAACAATACAAAAAATGCCCCCCTGATAATACACCCCAATATGATTATTCCGTATTTGATAGTTACACTGGCGAAATAGAGAAGTGCGCAGATTCATCGCAGATACAACTTGTAGATTCTTGTAACGTATCATCAGGTAATACCTTACTTAATGTTCAAGTAACAGAATCTAATGTTTGCTCAACTCAATCAGATGGTTCTATTTGTGAATACAATGCAGTTGATATAAATGGTACTCAAGTCTACGAAATGGATTTAGAGGGTGATTGTTATTCAGAACCCAAGCCCGATGTAACTAATAATTCACCTTTAGGTTCTACGCCACAACAAGGCTGTGTTGATAATGGCGGGCTACTTATATGCACAGCAGACCCACAACAATTATGTAATTCAACTAATTCAACATTAGACGGTGGTTCAATATCTACATGTAATCCATCTAATGCCCAATGTGGTTATGTTAATGACCAATTTCTATGTTACGACACCGACACTGATTCTGATGGATTACCAGATTACAACGACCCTGATATTGATGGTGATGGCATTAAAAACGAAGATGATCTTGATTCAGATGGTGATGGACAGGATGACCCTGTATATGACAATGATACCTCTACTGGCTCAGGTTCTTCTGGTGATGTAACTGTTGAAATTGATTTGTCTGGTGTTGAGCAGCGACTCGACCAAATCAAAGATGAAATGACTAAACCGTTAACGCGAGTCGATAAGGGTTCATTCGATATGGATTCCGCCAATGCAGAAGTCGAAGATGCAGAACAGCAATTACAACAAAAGTACGAAGAAATTAAGACCGATGCTAAAACTTTGATTGGTAATCTTTCGAATAGCGCTGGTAGTTTTTCAGCTTGTTATGACATAGCAACAATCAATGGAAGTAAGAAACAAGCTTGTACAACAGAATTTGAGGACGAAATGAAAATTCTAGCTAATGCTGTTCTTTTTATCTTTACCGTTTTAGCTGGTTTTATAGTGTTAAGAGGGCGTACTAATGATTGAATTTTTTAATGACGTACTCGCTTTTTTAGACTCAGGTATATATCAGTTTTTTGTTGATTTAGTCGCTTGGGTTTTAATTAAGCTAACAGTCTTTAAGCTACAGCTTGAACTTTCATCACTTGTTTTTGCTTGGGATATAGCCAGCTCTATTATTCAACAGTTAGACATAACAGCTGAGATTCAATCAGCGCTTTCGATTCTTCCTGCACAAGTTCAGCAAAATCTTTATTTTTTTAATGTCGTTGAGGGTATCAACTTAATATTGAATGCGGCAGCGACTCGCTTTGTTATGCGAATGTTAGGAATGTGATCATATGGGAATTAAGATACATCATGGTCCAGACGGAACATATAAAACATCTGGCGCAATCAAGGACGATATTATACCGCTGATTAAAACCGGCAGAACGCTAGTTACAAATGTGCGTGGTTTCTCTCGTGATAATGCTATTAAGGTATTAGGCAAGAAACATGTACATAAAGATTTTAAAGTTATTTTTGTTGATACCGAAATTCAGCAAGGCAGAGATAAGTTAGCTCGCTTTTTTCATTGGGCACCAGATGGTGCGTTTTTTGTAATAGACGAAGTTCAAAGAATTTTTAAGCCAGCTTGGCGAGAAAAAGATTTACAGGAACTTTCTAATTATTCAGGTAGTGATAAAAGGCAAGGTGAAATCCCTGATGATATACATGTTGCTTGGGATATGCAGCGACATTATTCATGGGATTTTGTTTTTACAACTACGTCAATAACAAAAGTCAGGTCTGAAATGCGTGATATGGCAAAAGTAGCCATACGACATTACAACCTAAATTTATGGCGATTCTATAAAACGGTGGAACATGGTGCAGATAGCAGAGGAACAAGCCAATCAAGTCAAGGTACAGTCAAATATTTTAATTATGTACCGAAAAAAGTTTTCGATTTATATGCGTCTACTAAAACGGGAACA